ATACATTAGTATTCTTGATAGTGAAAGTCTTAGAGAAATAGATTAGTGATATTAGCTTTCGAGTTAATATAGAAATTTAGTATCTAAGAACCCCTTGCCTTTAGGCTTGGGAGTTTCAGTTTAATTTCTTGGCCTTCAAATATTTTTGTTATTGAATTTTCCATGTACGTTCCTCCCTATATAGTGGCTTTAACTTCTTTTAATTCTGCTATAAGAGTATCTATATCACTTGGTTTAAGTTCTTGTTCTCTTATAATATTCCAATCAATTTTTACCACTCCTGCTGTGGTAAGGTCATACTTGCCAAATGTTCCTCCTAATACTAATGGTTTTAAGCTCATATGCAATTCCTCCTTATTTTCTTTTTTAATTTGTATAGGTTCTTTTAAATTTTCTATAGGCTTTTGAGGTTCTTTTTCAATAGGCTTTGTCTTAGCTACTGTTCCTCCTGTAGATATTTTATTTTCTGGCTCTGGTAGTGTAGAGACCCATTCATGCCTTAAATTATGTACAAGAGATGTTTCAAGTTTTAATTCCTTGGATATTTCACTTTCGCTTTTGCCAGTAGTAAACCCAGTAAAAACTTTTCCTCTTATAACTATAAAATCATGTTTATATGTAGCAACCGTTAGCTTCGTAAGCCCTACAGCCTTTTCTATAGCAGGATTCTTGAAATGTTGAGAAAACATCTTAAAAGCTCTTTCTTTCTTACTAGGTACATTATTTTCTCTAAGGTAGTAACTTCTATATGTAGTAGCTGTACTCTTAGTTATGTGTAGTTTGTCTATTACTTCTTTAGTTGTAAGTCCTTGCTTGAATAGTTTTATAGCATCTTCTTTTTTACTCAATGTATCACTTCCTAAATATTTTCTTAATCTTATGTATGCTTTATTTTCTAATCTTGAAACTTGTACCTGTCCTATGCCTAAAATCGTAGCTGTCTGTACCTGTGTATAATCCTGTATTCTTAAATCAATAACTTTTCTTTGCATAGGTGGCAATTTCTCTAGTGCATTTTTCAAGTCTACATTTTGGATCGTGTCTTCTTCTAAATTGGATTTATCGCAGACCTTTTCTCCTAATGTGACAGGCGTTCCTTCTTTGTGTGGACTATGTATAATTCTATCTAGTGAATCTAATGTTGTAGTGTGGTGCATATCTTCTACAGCTTTTATTTCTTTTTCTGTTATATTTAAGTATTTGGATAATTCTTGTGCAGTGGGTTCTCTGTTTAATTTATTAGAAAGTTCAGATTTACCATAATGAATTTTATAGAATAAAGTTTTCAAACTCCTTGGCACTCTTATCGTTCCATTGTCACGTAGAAACCTTTTTATTTCCCCTGTGATCATAGGATAAGCATAAGTTGAAAATTTCACATTGTAGTTAAAATTAAATTGCTTTACTGCCTTTGTAAGTCCCAAACATCCTATTTGAAATATATCTTCGTATTCATAACCTCTATTTAAAAACTTCTTACTTATAGATAGCACAAGTGGAAAATTTAGTTCAGCAAATTTATTTAGGCTTTCTTTGCTCCCGTCTTTTAATAGTTCCAAGTTTTTATTATAGTTTCCCATCCCATCGCCTCGCTCTGTATATATGAATATTATACATCTATATCGAGCGTTATTCAATAAAAAAAGGGCTATTATAAGCCCAGTTTTGTACCTTCTTCAAACCATTTTTTATTTTCTTTCGTATGTATACTCGTTATAACCTCGTCATATTTCATAAGAAGTTTTAAATCTTCAATCGGTATAACTTTCTTCAATAGATAAAATATAATATCTGCTTGTACCCTCTCTTTTTGATACTCCTCGTCTTCTTTTAACTCTTTACATATTACATTGTCTTCTAATAATTTATTATATTTTTCCATTTTTTATCACCGTTACGTAAAACTTATAAAACTCTATAAAAGTTTAAGTTTACTTCCCTATTCAATGTGCCCCATTTTGCCTAAGCTACTTCGGTTTGTATAGCACTCCAAGGGCTTAAATTCCCGTGTAACTCACGGTACATATTAACTTTATCTTTTAAGTGATATTAAGTTAATCCATATCTTGATAAATTAATACTTGCATTATAATCTCTATCTATAACACAGCCACATTCATTGCAGATATAAGTTCTATCTGAAAGCTTTAAATCTTTCTTTATAGTTCCACATTCACTACAAGTTTTACTGCTAGGATAAAATCTATCCGCTTGTATAAATTCAATTCCATATTTCTCACATTTGTATTTCATAGTTTGAATGAATTTATAGAAGTTTTGTTGTGTTACTGCTTTAGATAAATGACGATTTTTCATCATTCCACTAACATTTAAGTCTTCCATAACTACTCTTGATGGTTTGGTTTTCACTATCTTAGTAGTTACTTGATGAATATAGTTAGTTCTAATATTATCAAGACGTTTGTAAACTTTGTTTATATTCTTTTCAAGTTTTATAATATTGCTTGTTTTAACGTAACGCCCTCCTTTTTTATTTATTAGGTATTTTTTAGATACCTTGCGTTGCAATCTACGCATTTTCTTCTCTAATTTCTTAACTTTTTGAGTCTTGTTAATATTTTTAAAAACCATTTTATTAGAACATATTGCTAAATCTTTTACACCTAAATCTATTCCTATGCTTTCAGCAGTTAATTTAGGCTTTATATTTTCAACCTCAATGCCTACTGAAATATACCAGTGTACACCGTTAAAACTAACTCTAGGATTTTTATATTTAACATTTACAGGTATCCTGTTTCTTTCTGAAAGTTTTACTAATCCTATCTTTTCAAATCTTACATGAGTTTTGCTAAATTTAATTTTGCCTATGTCTTGATAAAAAGAAGGTTTAGTTTTCTTTCTACTTTTAAATCTAGGTTTATCAGCCAAACCTTTAAAAAAGCTTTTATAAGCATTACAAGCGTCTTTTATGGCTTGTTTAGTTATATTATTGCTATAATTATTAAGCCATTTTAATTTTTCAGTTTTCTTTAATTGAGTGAGTTCTTTTCTTAACACACCATCTTGTAAAAATTTATTGCCCTGTTTATAATTCTCTTGTTCCTTATTTAATGCCCAATTATAAGCCCATCTAGCAGTACCAGCACTTTGAAACATTTTGGAATTTTGTTTATTATTTGGTTCTAGTCTTACTTTTATTGAAGTTATCATCTTATCACCTCCACTTATATTATACCACAAGTGACGGTCAATTGACAGTTAATTATAAAAATAATATAATGTTTTTGAGGTGAGAAGATGCCAAATCCAAATTTAAAAAATAGAGTAGTTCCTAATAGTGCAATTGATAAAAAACTGTATGAAAATCTCAAGACTTATTCTAAAGAAACTGGAATACCAATTTCAAAGTTGCTAGATAAAGCTATAAAGTTATTTTTGAAGTCTACTAAAAAATAGTAGGCTTTTATATATTATCACAAATCTTTTTTTAATTACTTTTTATCACCCCTTAAATCAATTATAACGCTAAAAATATTACTAGCCTGCATATTTACGACATTATCCTGCATTACCATCATTTTAATATTGCATTTTATGATTGTATTCGACATAATAAAAATGCATATTTTAAAATAGGTGGTATTATGAAATTATTAAGGAAAAAACGAGGTTTAACGCAAGAACAATTAGGAAATGCAATAGATGCTAGTCAAAGCTATATAAGTAGAATAGAAAACGGTTACATTAAAACCCTTACCGTATATAAAATGGAAAAATTATCAAAAGTATTTAATATTAAACCGTGGGAACTTCTAAAAATATTGGAAAAAAATAGAGCTAATTACTAGCCCTACTTTTTATTTTTTAATTTTTCCTGTTCTTCTAATAATATTTCATTGGCTTCTAATAATGTGTAGTAATCATCAGACGTTAGCTGTTTCATTTCCGTTAGCGTCAGGTTGCGGAGTGCCCTCTCCCACATTACCAGATTCCTCAGTGCTCTTTTTCTGTAATAGTTCTTGTCTTTTGAGCTTGTAGATTCTGGGGTTATTTATGAATTCTTGTACCTCATTTGCAAGGTTTCCTATAGCTTCAAAAGCATTTTCAGAGCCTTCTATTTGTTCTATTAAATTTTTAGGGGACATTATGACAACATCCATGCAGTCCTTAATAAAGCCACCGCTTTTTCTTATTTTTCCATTTGCAGATATGTTTTCTGCAAATATATCTGCGGTTTTAAAAGGTGAAGCCTCCTGTAACAATACTTGTACAGTCTTTGTTTCTTCTTCTCCTTTTTCATTAAGTACTTTTAATTCTAAATCTACAGTTGTATTAATCATTTATTTCACCATCCTTAATTGTAATTCATAACTAGATTTAATACGCCTACAGTCCATTCTTCCCCTTGTATATCTGCTCCTCTAGTCCATGGAGCCGGTTTCTGTATTACACATTCTGCTCCCTTGACCTCTGACTTTCCAAGATCATTTCCATCCAAAATATCTAGTGCAAAAGTTTCACTACTATTATATAATTTTGTTAATGTTTTATTAAAATCGCTCGTATTCATAATTTTAAATTTTACAGTTCCAGACTTATCGTTGTTTTTGGCAAAAGCCGCATCATCCATGCCCTTCGCCCCAATGTGAGGTGTATACGCATCGTTTTTATACTCTGCATTTATAGTTGAATTGTTAGCAAAGCCTGTTCCTATGGTCTGTGTTCCGTCACTTTCTGTTATAGTTAAAATTACTTTATCAAAATCAAATACTTTCACTTTTACCACCTCCTAAAGTTGTACAGCTACAGCACCATTTACAGTTACTTCTTTTACGCCGAAAGAATATACATATTTAAAAGTTATGCCTGTAATCTTACCGGCTTGTATGTCTTCAGCAGGCAAATTGTCAGCACTTTTGTAAGTAATAGTATACAGTCCTTTCTTGTTTGTGCCTTTCTTTATAATGTTATTTGAAGTTGCATCGTCTAAAGCTGTTCCAACTGCTGTTACTATACTTGCTATTCCCGTATCATCTGCACCTAACTTATCAGTAGCCATTAAAAGCTTGGCAATTTCTTGTTCAGTCCTGTATTTAATCCAGTCTTGGCTTTCTATAAAATCAATAGCCTTGCCGTTTGCTGCTACGCCATCATCTAGTTGATCTGTACCTAGATTAATATTTCTAAACTTATTTACATAAGCGTTCATATGTTTAGCTCTGATAGGTGCTAAATCTGTTGGAGTAAGAGCATCTGCAGTAACCATTTTTAAATTTTTGAATTTATATATGTATGAACCTGGAACCCTACTTGCTGCGTATCCTACTGCTGCTGCATCCAATCTGTCTGCATTTGATTTATAAAATAGATTTGTTTTAGCCTTTGTGGAAAAATCTGTAGTAAAAGTTGTATTGCCAAACTCTGTGTAAAAGGATTTCCCATTAGTTTCCGCCCAATCACTTACTGGACTAATTAAGGCTTCTGTTTTGTCGTCTAAGAGTAGCCTGTACCAATCTCCATAGCTTGCAATCAATGTATTTAATGCTGTTACTATGTCTACTGCTTTTTGTGTGCTTGCAGATAAATCTGTTCCAAATACAGCTACTTTTGTTGGCCTTGGATTTTGCCCTGCTATAGTATTTATTATTTTATATACCTCTGTACTTGCTGCAAAGTCTGGTGTAACTGCTGTTAAATCATCGCTTATATCATATTCTTTATATGCCAACGCCTTGGTTGTACATAAAACAAGTGTAAGTCCAAAACCTTCGCCACTTACTACATTTGTTTCGTCGCTTATATTGATATTTATATCGCTCAAGTCTATTACCTCCTCTTATGGTTTTAATGTTTCGTTATTTATCTCTACACTAGTTACTGGTGTAATTTCTGTAGAAACGCTGTCGAATACCCTTATGGTCACGTCAAATCCCCAACAATATTGGTAATCTGTTTCCAAAAAAGTTGTTCTATCGCCTATATCTCCTACCTTTATTACAACTATACCGCAATTTCTAAAATATTGCTTATTTGTAATTTTTATACATTCAATAGTATCTTTTAAGACTTGTAAACATTGAGTAATGTTGTCTGAATAAGCTTGAAAGGAAAAGATCATTTTAGGTTGTTCTGTTACATTTATAGTTGTGCCGGATTTTATTTTTGTTCCACTTACCATGTCCATGTCTTGTTTGTAAGGTGTAAGACAATCTATAGTTACATAAGGATATGAAGGTAAATTACCTTTCAGATTAGCTTTTAAATATGTATAATTAGGGTATTGCGTGTTTAACCCTTTAATAAAGGTCTGCCAAATACTATTTATATCTACCATATTAACCACTCACCTTATCTAATTTCTTAACATAGTACCGTCTTAAATTGCTTGAAATTCCATAATCTTTAATTGTGTAGACTTGATATGTTATATCGTTGCCTTGTACATCTTTTGTTTTAATATTTGTTTCATTTAAAAAAGTCTGCAAATATTGAGTATAAAGTTTTTTATCATTTAAAGAGAATTGCCCTCCGCTAATAGTTTGGAGCTGGTTTAAATCTCTGCTTGTCAGAGGAAGTAATACACCTTCAAAACTTACATCTTGTGATGTTCCAGGTTCCCATTCTCCTGTATCTCTATTTAACGTAGATTGTCCTTGTATAGTAGCTGTAAATTTTTGCTTCATTTCTGGTAAAAATAAATCATCTTGTAAAACCATTCAATCACCTTCTCTGTTAAAAATATTGAAAAAATTTTTTCTTTGGCCTAGTAATTCATCCTTTAAGAAACTTTGAAACTAATTGTATTTAACATAGTGCCTCTATCAATAAGAGGATGAGAAGAACCTTTCATTTGAATAGTAAAGGGATGATTTTTAGGGTCATAAGTATCTAAAACAGTTTGTTTTGTAATATCAACTAGTTTTTGTCCTAACTCATTGAAAAAAGTATTTAAATCTATTTTAAAAGTAAGAAGTAAATTTAAATTTGTTTCAAGCAGAGTAGATATTTCATCTTCTTTTTCGTTTGCTGTTTTCCTTATAAAACTTCTCTGTGGTATATGTATAGCCGTAGTGCTATCTTTAACATGAAGACCGTTTGCATGTAACCATGCTCTCATCTTAGGAGTTATATTTATATTCATTCCGAATTCATTGACTGTACTGTACATCAATACGTAGGGGTTATCATTAAAAATCCCAATCTCTATTCTTTTACTTTTTAATTGTTCTAAAATACTTTGTAATTTAGGTACATTGTTTTGCTTAATTATTTTTTTTATAGGCATAAATATATCATCCCTTTACTGGTTCTGTTATAGCCTTTTCTACATCCCAGTTTCTTTGTAATCGGCCTTTTAATAAATCACGGTTTACATGATATTTTCTAGCTAGTTGTGAAATGGTTAATCGCTCATTTTTAAAATAAACAAAATGGTTGTTTCTTCGGTTATTAGATTGAGTTTGCATTGTGGCCCACCTACAATTTAAAGGTTCGTAATTTCCATTATTGTTTTTTCTATCTATAGTTAGTCCTTTTTTATATCCATTTTTCATTGCCCATTTATAAAAATTTTCCATAGAATGTTTTTTACCTACAACATCTTTATTCCATTCATCACATAATTTAATTCCACGAATACCATAATATTTATAATCTCTGTTTGACTGGTCATAACATCTACTGTACATTCTATTAAGTGTCCCATATAAATGGCTCTTAGATAATCCATGTATGAACTGTAAACAGCCACAACTTTTACTATGGCCACTTCGTGAACTACCACCACTTATAGAAGTGGATGGCTTCTTGGTCAATACTACTACTGTAGCAAGTTTACCCAAGCTA